TAAAAGATATGGTTCGTATGCAAATACAGCAATCAATAACAAAACCATTAAGTAATTTTATAGGTGGATTCTTTAAAAGTAAAAATGCAGATGGTAATGCTTTTGTTGATGGGAAAGTACAAAAATATGCCTATGGAGGAATAGTAAAACGTCCAACTTTATTCCCTATGGCAAATGGTATGGGATTAATGGGTGAAGCAGGTGCGGAGGCTATTTTGCCTTTACGCAGAGGTGCAAATGGAAAGTTAGGAGTTCAATCTTCTGGTGGCGGTTCTACTGTTATAAATGTTTCTGTTAATGCTAGCGGTTCTGAGGTAAGTGGTAATACAAATGAAGGAAATCAATTAGGAAATATTATTGCAGTAGCAATTCAAAATGAATTAATTAAAGAAAAAAGACCTGGAGGGCTTTTATCAGCAGCTTAAATTATGCCTACATTTCCTTCTATTGAACCTTCCTATGGGTTTACAAAAACTCAGACACCAAATGTTGAAAAAATACAATTAGGTGATGGTTATCAACAGCGATTTACAAAAGGATTAAATCAAAATCCTATGATGTTATCTGTTGCATTCAATAATTTAACTGAAGCAGATGCAGACACTATAGAAGCATTTTTTGTAGCAAGAAGAGGAGTAGAAAATTTTGATTTTACTGCACCTGGAGAATCAGCAGCTAAAAAATATATTTGTAAAAGTCATAGAAAGCAGATAAGAGTTCCTAATAGAGCAACTATTACATGCGAATTTGAAGAAGTATTCGAACCATAATGGCAATACCAGTATCAGAATTACAAAAACTTACTCCTAATTCAATTCTTGAGTTGTTTGAATTGCAGCTAGTAGAGGGTTTGCATTATGCAACAGGAAATCCAAGTAACGTGCCAACTCTATTTAGATTTCATAGCGGTGTAAATATGAATAACAATGGAAATATTGTTTGGCAGGGTAATACTTATCAACGCTTTCCTATTACATGTGAAGGTTTTGAAAAATCTGGCAATGGCAAAATCCCTAGACCAAATTTAAAAATGGCAAACATGGGAGGTATTACAAGATCTGGCTCAGTAATTACAGTTACAGATTTATTATTATTATGCAATTTAGTTACACCACACAATGATTTATTAAATGCAAAATTAACAAGAATTATGGTAACTGCAGATGCATTAGATAATGTAAATTTTGCCCCTGTTACTACAACCACAACAACAACTATTGCAGATCCATCTGATGCGGAAAATGTAACTTATACAGTTACAGTTGCAAATGTAGGAGGAGTAAATAAGTTTCTTATAAATGGTAATAATAATCCTGTTTTAACAATGAAAAGAGGTTCAACATATACATTTGATGTTTCTCATAGTTCTAACGCTACTCATCCTTTAAGAATAAAATCTGATGCTAGCGGAGATCAATCTGTAACTGTATACGGAACACAAGGACAGGCAGGGGCTTATGTAAGATATCAGCCAGTTTATCCCACAGCACCAAATGATTTGCGTTATTACTGTACAAGTCATGGTAATGCTATGGGTAACACAATAACAATGAATAATCCTAATACAACTACACAAACCACATCAACAACTACTCAAACCAATCCATTTGGTACTCCTTCAGCAGATGAATTACCAAGAGAAATTTATTTAGTTAATAGAAAATCAACAGAGAATAGAACACTTGTAGAATTTGAATTAAAAGGAGATTTAGATAAAACAAATTTACGTATTCCAAAAAGACAAGTGACAAGAAAAGATTTTCCTGGTGTTGGTACATTTATTAATTAATAATGGAAAATTGGCACAAAGCAGCTATTGAACATGCACAAGAATGTAAACCAGAGGAATCATGCGGTATTTTAGCCTTATTAAATAATGAAAAAAAATATTATAAGTGTGAAAATGTTTCAAGAGAACATAAAACAGTAAGTTTTATAATTGAACCTTTAGACTACGCAGACGTAGAAGATAAAGTAGACGAAATTATTGGTATAGTACATAGTCATCCACAGAATATTTTAGAATTTTCAGAGCAAGATAAATATAGCTGTAAGTCAATAGATTTACCTTTTTATCTAGTTTCACCAGATTCAGATAAAATAGTAATACTTATGCCTAGTGAAGTAGATGCTTAAGAAAATTACAGTATACGGTAAGTTAAGAAAATTTTTAGGAAAATCAGAATTTTATGCAGATATAAATAGTCCTAGAGAAGCTTTTAGTTTTTTATTTTGTAATTTTAAAAATTTAGAGGAACACATGAAAGAGCAGCTATATGTAGTTACAGTAGGAGCAAAAAAAATTACATCAGATTTGTTAGACATACAAACAAATCAAGATATAAAAATAATTCCTGTCGTTCATGGTAATTTCTTTTCAATAGTGCTTGGTTTTGCTGTGAAATATTTTGCAAAAGAATATATTAAAAATGTGATTATTAAACAAGTTGTTACTTATTTTGCAATGAAGCTAATTATGGATGGTGTAAATAATATGCTTTCCCCGCAAGAAGATACACGTAACCGTGATACAGGACAAGATTCTTTAGATCCTTCTGCTTTAGCAACTAACTATTCTTTTACAGGACTTACAAATATTAGTAATAGTGGTGTTCCTTTAAATATTGCTTATGGTGAAATTTTAGTTGGATCAATCGTTGTCTCAAATGGTGTTGATACTATTCAGGTTGAGGGATCAAACTAATGGCTATAAACGAATTTTCACAAAATACAGTATTTAATAATCCTGAATTACCTGCTGGTGCATTATCTTCAAAACAATTTAATACGATCGTAGAAGCTATTTCAGAAGGACTTATAGAAGGAAGTGCGACTGCATCAAAAGATGGTATTACAGATAAAACATCTACAGCATATTTTAATGCTTTTAAAAAAGATATATTTTTAAATTCAACTCAAATATTACAACAATCAGCTAGTAATACCTCACCACAAGATAGTGAATTTAATTTTAAAGATGTTGGTTTTGATTTTCGTTTAGGTTCTTCTAATCAATCATTTATTGATGGTATAAAAAATATTGAAACTGAATTTATTGTCGGTACAACAGTTACAACATCTACCCCAGTAACGCATACTGTAAGTCAATCAAATATTAACGCAGTAAGAGCAACTTTAAGATTTCCTTCAATGCAAAAATTTGAAGATAATGGAGATATAAACGGTACGGAAGTTAATTTAGTTATTAAAACAATAGAAAATAATGGCACAACAACAACAGTTATAAATGACACAGTAAAAGGAAGATCTACAAATGCATACTTTAGAGATTATTTAATAAAATTAAAATCTACTACATCATTTCCTGTACAAATAAGAGTAGAAAGAATTACAGCAGATAGTACAGAATCTAATCTTGTAAATGCTTTTTCATTTCATAGTGCAACAAATATAATTTTTGAACAAAATGCCTATCCAGATACAGCACATGTAGCATTAAGATTTAATGCCGAACAATTTCCAAGAGTTCCTAAAAGAGTTTATAAAATACGTGGCATAAAAATTAAAATACCTACGAATGCAACAGTAAATTTAACTGACGGA